CTAGAACAACACCACTGCTCATCAATGGAATGTATGGGCAGTAGAACGCTGCTGCGTCTGATTCTGAAGAACCTTTGTAACCAACTAGTACGTCATCATCTGCTGCATATGTGTTTACATATACTTTCATTGCGTTGTTCAATGTACCAACCATTTTTGTGTTTGTTGGTGCTTCAAATGCGCCTTCAGTTGTACGTGCAAATGCACTTGTTGTTGCTGATTGTAGCACTGTTAGCATTGTTGGTGAAACAACTGCCCAGTTACCAGCACCACGGCGTGTACGCTGTGCAATCAAGTTTGCAACACGGTTGATTTGAACTGCAAGAGCTGCGTGTTCGTCACCAACGAATGTAGCTGTACCTGATACTGCTGCTTGGTCATATGTTTCTGAACCTGTACCTGCTAGTGTGTTTAGGCTAGCAATAACTTCTTGGTCGATTTCAGCAGTAATCTCTTGTGCAAGTGCTGCCATGATTTCTGCTTCTACGTCGATGCCATGCTGTGACTGAGCGTCTTGAGCTGCTTCGAATGTCCAACGTGCGCTTAGTTTGCGTGATTTGGCTTCGACTGTTTGCTTCAAGATTTGGATGCTTAGTCTGTTACCAGCTGCACCTTCTAGTGCTGCTGTTGCGTCTGCTTTTCCAGTTGTTGTGTTACCTGAATATGCTTCAGCAATTTTGAATGGTGACAGTGCTTCTTCACCTGCTACTGCACCGCTTGCGCCTGTGCCTGCTGTGTCGCTATAGCGAACACGTAGTGTGTGAATTTGACCGACTGGACCAGTCATTGGTTGTACACCAACTAGATCGTTAGCGATCACTGTTGGCATAACACGTCTGATCACTGGTAGGATCACACGGTTTAGAGTTGCTACGTTACCTGCAGAAGTTCCGCCCGCTGTTGCTGTCTCCATCAAATGCTTACGAGTATTTTCAAGAGTTGACTCCATCACAGCTTTTTTGTTGCCTGATAGGCCTTCAACTAGGGCACTTTTGGTCTCCTGCCAGCGACTTTCTAATAGTTCTGACATTATCTTTCTCCTTATTATAATCCAGCTAGACGCTTAATGTCAATGACATTGTGGTCTGCTTTATTAGAACTGTTTGTTGTTTTGTTGCCTGTTACTTCTTTTGCCTCTGATAGAACTGCCTTCTGCTTCGCTGGAGTGTTACCTTGGATAACCGCTGGTAGATACTTGTCAAACGCAGATTGTAGTCTGCTTGTTTGTACTGATTCCAGTAAGTCTGTCATAATTTCTCTTTGGTCCTTGCTTAAAGGTCCAACGAGTTCGTTTAATTTAGCTGTACGTGTTTGTGCTTCAGTTAGACGCTTAACTTCTGCGTCTTTTGCAACTGCAACTTCCTTAGCTTTTAGTGCTAAGTCTTTTGCTTCTGCAATTTGTTTGTCTTTAGCAGCAACAACGTTCAATAGCTTTTTGGTTTCTGATGTTTCGTTTAGGTGTGAACCCATGTATTCATTAGCGAATGCTTCGAAAATCTTACGCCCAAAATCATTTTGACGTGCTGTGTCAATATCTTCTTTAAGTTGCTTGATCTCTGTTGTAAGAGCTTTAGTAACTGTTTCTTGAATTGCACTAGCACTTCTTTGAATAAAGTCTGTTTTGACTTTAGCCAAGTGTTCCTTGCCCTCACGAACTAGTCGTACTTTTGTTTCTGCAAGGTCTTTTTTGTCTTCTTGGAACTCTGCAAGTTCAGCTGCAAGTTGATCTACAACGAATTCTTCTAGCATTGAGAATTTGCTTGCCATTGCTTTTTGGTCTTCGTGTAGTTCAGAAACTTCTTTAACAAGAGTCTTTTTAACAAATGATGCCATTAAATCTGCATCTTCACGCATTTTCATAGCATACTTTGCTTTTTGCTCTGCAAGTTGCTTGCGATCTTCATGTAACTCTGCCATTTCTTCAGCTAGCTTTTCGCTAACCAACTTGTCCACAGCTTCAACCATCACACTTTTATCGTGCTCGTACTTGCCAGCAAACTCTTCACGCAGTTCAGCAGTAACAGCAATTTTGTTTTCCTGTACTTTTGCGTCCCACGCTTCTTGAATTTCTGATTTCATTGCTTCTGAGATTGCATCACTCTCTAAAAGGGCTTTTAGTGCTTCCATTATTTTCTCCTTTTATTGGAGCCTGCTTATTACATTTAATAAGCTCTCTGCAATATATTTTTGTGCCTTTTCGTCGCCTTGGACTTCTTTTGAAGTTAAAATTGCCTTGTATCCACCTTTTTCGTTCATTAGATGCTCGTAAATTGGTGTAGGATACGCACCGGGGGCGCTGGGCTGTGCCACAACGTCCACAGTGATTATTTCAAAACCGTTGACGTTACCTTGAGCGTCAACTTCACCACTACCTCTCGATGAGACGCCTAGCTTCACGCCGCTTTCTAGCATTGTTCTAACTAGTCCGCCCATCGGAGTTGGTAGGATTTTTAGTTTACCGTAACCGTTAGGTCCGTCCATCCACATGCTTTCAATCATGAGGCATACACGGTCTAGGTTAATTTGTAGTCCGTCTGGATGATCTACTTCTCCTAATGGTGAGTAACCTTCGGCTATCTGCTCGTTGAGCGTGGTGACAGCCCTGCTAATCTCATTTACGGGATAAACACGCTGATTTGCGTTGCGTACTCCGCCTTGAATACAAATACCTTTCATGAAAAGATCTTTGCCTTCACTAGCAGACTCAACAACCATCTTCGCCTTATCGAAACTCAAATTTTCTCGTAGTAGGTTCATCCGTCAGTCCTTAATTAGCTGCCAATAGTTGATTTCTTATTAGCTGCTTGCTCTGGCTTGCCTGATTTCTCAGCACCGTGGCCAGGTTCGTTTTTCATGCCTGATTTGGCACTTGTACCGCCTTTAACATTTCTGTTACCTGCGTTATCTTCTTTAGCGTTTTGGTCGCTTAGTGCTGAACCTTTCAAGTTACCTTTGTTAGCTTCTACACCTGCTTCTGTGTCGCCTGCTACGATGTTAGCTGCTGTGCCGCCCATATCGTTTTTGCCTGCTACTACTGATTTAGCATTTGCGCCATTGTCGCCTTTTTTTGGCTCGTCTGTCATTTTGTTGACATACTCACGCATAACTTCTGCTGCTGATTTTTCTACTGCTTCGTCGATTTCGTCTGTAGCTTCTTCAACTTCTTCATCTGCTGCTTCTTCTACTTCCTCGTCTGCTGCTTCTTCAACTTCTTCGTCAGCTTCGAATGCCATTGCTTCTTCTTCTGGCTCTTCTTCACCTTCGTCGTCATCGCCTTCGTCGCCCATCATTTTTTCAAATTCTGCTTCTAAGGCTGCAAGTGCGTCTTTTAGATCTGCCATTGCTTCTTCTGGACCTTCGGCTTCTTCTTCGCCTTCTTCGTCGTCCATTTCTGGTTCCATGTCACCCATCATGTCGTCTGTTGCGTCACCGCCCATGTCCATTGGGTCTGCTTCTGCTTCAAACTCGTCTAGGCCAAACATTTCGTCTAAGTCTTCGTCTTCTGACTCATCAACTTCTTCGTCAGTTGCTTCATCAACTTCTTCTTCTGACTCATCAACTTCTTCATCAGTTGCTTCGTCTAGGTCTTCGTCATCTGACTCTTCTACCTCTTCGTCAGCTTCCTCTACTTCTTCTTCGCTTTCAAGGATGCTTGAATAAATCTCACGTGATTTTTCTACCACGATTTCGTGAAATAGCTCTTCTGCGCCTGCATTATCTTCTGCAATTAGACGCTCAAGCATTTCTTCAAACTTTGCTCGATCAGTCATGTTAATCTCCTTTATATATCTTTACAAGGCTGTCTATTATATTTACACTTTATAGAAAAAAGTACGCCGAAATAGGCTCAAATGAGCTTATTTTCTACGCACTTATGAAATTTTTAATATTTTTTTAAATTTATCGACTGTTATATGTTGTAAATTCTCTAACCCTACCAAGCTATCTGGAACAAAGTAATCCTCTGTTTCAACTACTCTTATATACCTTCGACGAGGGTTTCGTTTTATTACCATAGAAGTCTGTCTTTGCCAATTTCCGTAATATGTTGCCCTATCATTCACTTTTTTATAATTTTCTGTACCTGCATAAACATTGTTTACAAGTTCGTTTTGTTTGCCTATACCTACGTAATCAAAGCCTAATATGTATATTGTTTCAGCACCATTATGACTTGCAAAGTTAAGTGCAGTAGGTCCACTGCTCCAACCTAAATTGGGATTAAACAGGTTTATTCCTTGCAACTCTCTAGTGTATTTGTTTGCATTAGTCCAAACATTATTTGTAGTGTATGCACCTGCTGCGTGTATTTCCCTAATCATTTTTGTGTCAACTGCAACCAAATAATCAGGTGTAAATTCTCTATACAATGCGTTACAACCATACACTGTGCCTCTATCTTTTAAATCATTAGGATCTATTGCCAGTCTGCTTCTGCCATTTCCCAAAACAAAGGCAATCTTTCTAGTGTGTTCTTTGTCATTTCTAATAGCTGTAATACCTCTGCCCACATCAGTTGGCACAGGATTTTTACTCACAATTTTGCGATGTTTAATTTCACGTTCTCTAATTTTACGTGCTTTGCGTTCGTCTTTAGTTTCGCCAGGATAGATTTTTTTGGGCAAACAACATCTCCTTAAACAGCTTCTTCTGTACCTTGTGCTGCTAAGCCGTACATTGCCCTAACGTACTCTAAATCTTTTGTTGCTTCTTTGCGATGCATTTCATCTGCACGTCTAGCTTTGTTAATATCTTTAAGTGTTAAACGTGTTTTGCGTGTGTCATCAAGATTTACTACGCTGTCGTCGTCTTGCTCGTCGTAGCGATTGTCTTCAACTGGTTCCATTGTATTTTTATCAAAGTAAAATAGTTCACGTAGTATCATGTTAGTATTTATGCGCTAAAAGGATCATTTGCATCCTCTCCTGCGTCTCCTCCTGCTTCTGCACCTGCTGCAATGTCTTCGTCGCCTGTGATTTCATCACCTGCTGCGGCATCTGCATCGTCTGTAATATCGCTGCCGGTAATGCCAGCGTCACGCAATTGTGCTGCTGTGTCTTGTTCACCTGCCATAAAGAATTCATCATTTTCTTCACGCCATAGTCTTTCGTTTTCTGCAATCTCTTCTTTGCTAAGTCCTAAGAAGCGTGACATTGCAAAACGATTTGAAATAAATGGAATCTGTTGCATTGCTTGGAAAGTGCTGATTCTATTGCTATCCAGTTCCGCTTGACGATAACTTGCAAAGTTTTGCGGAGGTTGCATTTTTAAATCAAACATTGCTAAATCAATGTTGATTCCTTTTTGATGCAGATACAATTTGAATTCTTGGTTGAATACTTCTGTTAAATTGCTTTGCAGTCTTTCACAATAGTTGTTGAATCTCAACTCTTGAATGTATGCTGTGCCCACACGTCCGTCATTGTATTGAGATGCACTGTCATCAGCGCCAGTAGGCAAGTAGCTTGAAGGAATACGCAAACCGCGAACCAATTTGTTGGTGAAGTATCTAAGATCATCAATCTCTCCTAAGTTAGTGCCGCCTGGAAGTGTTTCAACTTTTGATCCACGTCCTTCAGCAGTTTGTGGAAAGAAGTAATCTTCGTTGATTGACAGTGGATTATATGAACTGTCTATGACTGTTTGACCGCCACCAGTCTTACTTGGGATACGTCTTTGATGTATTTCTGTTTTAACACGCTCAACAAATTGCATAGCAAGGTGTGAAGGCATGTTGCCCACATCAACATAGAATACTCTGCGCTCTGGCGCACGTTGGACACGATAGATAATAATCGCATCTTCAAGAAGTTCTTTTTGTTTGTATACTTTAAAGATTGATTCTAATAGACTGTTACCAAAAGGAAAATTTTGATCAAGTCCTTCGCTCATTGACAGATGAACCATGTGTTCAGCATCAACTGCTGTTTCATTTGCTTCTGTGCTGAATCTACTGCTGTTTTGATCAGGTGTTCTACCTGTCATGTACTTGTTGTCAAGTGTTTGATAACCTTGTGTGTTAGCACCAGGTCCATAAGCAGTGTTTGTATTGATTTTTGTTGCTGCTAATGCTTCAAAGCTTATGTTAATGTCTTTTACGACATACTGTTCAGGACGTTTGCCTTCGCTTTCATTAACAATAATTTTTGTTACGTTTGCCGGATCAACATGAAACCACTTCTTTGTTTCAGGATCTCTAATAAAAAATTGATCGCCATACTTGAAAGTGTTGCGAATAATTTTAAACATACGTGTGTCAAATTCTTGAATTTTGCACCATTGCTTGAGCATTTGTCCTAGAATTTGTACTTCTGTATTGGTTGCAGCTTTGTTGAATTCTATTTTAAATGGTGTAGAATTTTCTTTGTTCTTTTGTGTACAGAACTCTGCAAGAATGTCCAATGCAGCATTTACTTCGCTGTCGTTGTCCATTGTATTGTATTGGCCGTAACGCTCAACACGATTAGGAGATCCAACATAAACATCAGGAAGGTGTGAACTGTAGTTCGCTGCTGCAGGACCCATTCCTTGTCCTTTTGCTAGACTAAACGGTGAATAACTGCCGCTTGTGTTTGCTGATGTTGGTACTGGTGTAAAATATTTTTTCCAACTCATGCCATCATATCACTTCCTAATTTTCTTATGCCTCTTGCAGTTTTTTCTTGATACTGCACACTTTGTGCCATTAAATCTCTAACTTGGGCTGTAAGTGTATTTAGTTGGTTAATAGCACCTGGTAGGTCGTTCACGGCACCAGCTTCGCTAGGATTAAGCACACGCTCTCCTTGGTGAATTTTTGCTACTGTATCTGCAGGTTCGGTCATTCTACCTGTGGCTTTTAATGTACCGACACGTCTTTGCGTAGGATTGAGCAGTGCATCAACCCTGGCAATTTCTGCCATTTGAGCTTGACGCATAGGAGATGCTTCAAAACCTGCTATTTCATTTGCATAATCTTCGTTTGATTGCCACCATCCTTGACTTCCTACAATCGTATCAAAGGTACCCTGTGCTATACGAGCTAAATCTTCAGCATATGCTTGCATTGCAGTTGCCTGAGCAGGATCGATTCTGCCTTCTTTGAGTCCTCTTTCTTCAAATTCTCTACGTTCTCTTGCTAGTCGTTCATTTGAAAGAATACCTAACTTGCTATCAATTGCTTCTTGAAGATTTAGCATTAGTCCTTCAAAATAATAACTTATAGTGCTAGTCATAGCTGTACCGGCTGGGCCTTCAAAGAAACTATTTAATCCTTCTATGATTGCATTTCCTATTCTAGTACCGAGACTATCTCCTGCTTCGTCAGGTGGAAATAGTTTTTCCATTACTTGTTCAAATAGGCTTTTGCCAGCAACTTCGCTGTCTTCTAACCCTATTTTGTTTAAAAATTGTTGATACAATGGCAATGCATCTTCACTTTGATCAATTCCGATTAGTTCTAAAAATTTGTCTTTTACAAAACTAAAAGACTCACTTAATCCTTTGCTAATTGTATCAATTATGCCGCCTGTACGTCCGCCTCGCCCTTCTTCGTCAAATTCGTTTGATTGCAACTGTCCAAAGAACATGTCGGTAAACCAATTTTTCAGTTGTGTTCCTAATTCGCCTACACGTTCTTTAAAGTAATCCATTGGCTTTACATTTGGATCGTTTATTGCAGCAGTAAAAGCATCTAGTTCGTTTGCAACACTGCCAGTAATCTTTGTTAATATACCATCTTCGCCAATTAGTGCATTGGTTATTGAATTAAATCCTTCAACCATCTTACCTGTTGTACCACTGATAGTACCGCCAGGTGTTTCGCCGCCAAATAGAGAAGTTAAGAAATTACCTAGACTTGCACTTAATGTTTTTATGCGTTCTGCAAAGGCACTGTTCAAAAATGCTTCAAATACTTCTGATTTAATTCTTGCTAGGCTATCGCTAAACCCAGCAAAAATACTTGTAAATTTATCTTGCTGGGCTTGTGCTTTTGCAGCAGCTTCTGGATCAATATTGCCCATGCGTTGGAATGATCCCATTGCATCAAACAGTGCTGCTAATGGACTTCCGCTAGCTCTTAAGCGTCCAATTGCTGCCGGATCCATTGCTTGTACTGTATCAGCAATCTGTGGTCCTAATATGCTCAACTGTCTCAAAAATTCTGTTTGATCCATATTGCCAGCATTTTCCATTAAGTCTGCAAATTGTTGTCCAGCTGCGCCTGCATTGTTAAGAGCAATGCCCAAATCAGTACCTTTAAATCCGCTTGCCATTTCCAGCAAGTCATTTGTAAATCCTGGAACTAATGCTGCAACAGCACTGAGATTTCTATCCAGGTCGCTAGCACCATCTGCTCCTGCTCTAGCCATCAATGACTGGAACTGAGCGTTTTCATTCAAGTCTGCACTTTGATCAATCAGTGCTTGTCTACTCAACCCTGTTGCTTTTGATAGCAAATCAATTTCATGCAAGTATTCTTGACTGCCTTTGATTAATTCTTGCTGACTCATGCGCTCTAGTCTGCCTTGTAACACTTGTGTGTTCATGTAAGCAATCATGCCATCGTTGACATCAGCAACTGTAAAACCCAAATCAAACAGTCGTCTACCCAAATCAGTTGATCTTAAATTTTTACTAAGATC